CATGTCCCACTGAGGAACCATACCAGCATACAAAAGATTAATGAGTTCTTTGTAGCTACGGTGCCATCCTTCCTTACTGTCTTGTACAATGATAGTAGTTTCACTGTTCTCAAATTCATCTGGAACTTTTGGTAGGTTAGACACAAACTGACGTTCTACAGAGAAGCCTACACCAGTACCGTGCATAAGAATATACAAGCATTCATCAAAAGCTCTTGGATTATCTACAGGCAAGTAAGAACAATTGTATGCTGCAATATGATTGCGCTCTAGTGCAGGGCCAGCAGTCATCATAGCTCGCATGGAAGGCATAACCTTGAGTGTAACCATAGCTACATACAAGTCTGTATACGTTTCTTTTGGTAAAGTAAAGTCATGTTTATCTTTTAAGAAATCTCTATAAAAATTTAACAAGCGAGTGACAGTTTCTTGCCATGTCTCTCTACGTTGCTTTTCTTCATTCCACCTCGCATAACGAGACATAGCAATAATATTTTGATAATCACTCATTAAATCAGTCATTCAGTTGTCCTCCAGTGCATTTTACGTTAAGTCGTACAAGGTTTGTACCGTCAAGATGATCCACTAATTCTTCTAGCATATCCTCAAGTTCCTCTGTTGGATCACCATCAACAGGCATGGGAAACTCTTCCTCACTAATATCCAGTATCATATTTACTCGTGCTTTTAAACCCATATTACTCTATACTTTCTATTAGCCTATTCAAATACCAAGCGGCCTTTTTTAAGTCCTCTAGTTTATTTTTGTAGTTCTCTCTCCATGTATACTTTAACACATTGCCTTTTACATATCCTTTAAATTCTTCCTCTGTAAGCGCAGCCTCTATTGCTGTGATGCATTCAATACCATGTTTATTATAATGGGGTGGATTGTTTACCATGTCTGGGTCCATTAAGCATTTCCTTCTGTATCTGTGTCAATAGTTAATATATTTATGGAAGACTCTTCATGATCATCTATCATTGGCGTAATCATATTTTTCTCAGCATATGTTTGTATGAGTTCTCGTACAAATGCATTTTCCTCCATAGCTGGAATAGATGCAGCCGCAAAGTTACATAACATAAGCATATTATTAAATTCTGTAGTTGTTAATGTAGTCTCTTTGGCATTAGTTATAATAGATACTTGTACCTCTCCTGTCCAGCTACCTTCATCAAAATTAAATTCTTCATCATCTCTTACTGGCCTCACTATAATGACAAAATCATCTGCTGTCAAGCTTCTATGAATAGGTTGCATGTAATGTTCCTTTAGTTTCAATTAGTTTGGGTGGCATCATAATCAACTTTTCAGTTAACCAAGTTTTTGGCACAACTCTATCACAAAAAGGTATATCTTTCTTTTTACACCAATCTGCATAAGTAGTCTTCGATCCTTTTCGTATTTTTCTTCTGCTATTTTCAAACACCATACGTATATCCAAATGAGTGTGTTGCGTTTTTATTTCTACGTGTTTGCGCCTGTCAGCAGTAGACCAAAATCCTTTAACTTCTAAAATTATGCCATTATCAAGAACAAAGTCAGGTGTATAGGAGCGTATAGAAAAGTCTACCCATTGAATTTTCATGGCTTCATAACGAATTTTATGCCTAGCTTGTTTTATTTGCTTTGCAATAATTTGCTCTAGACCAGATCGAAAGCCACTAGCTCTTGCTTTTCTATACCCCTCCTTGTTATACATTGTCACACACAATTGTTTTCATTTATCTTTGCCCCACTAAATAAAAGTAAAAATAATGAAGCGAACAAGAAAAGTGATGATCACTAAAACTACCACCCATGCAAATATTAGCTTTAAGATGTTCATTAAATCATTTCTAAAAGTTGTGCATGTTCAACTGGCACATGAAAAAACTTTTCACCACTTCGTATGTATCTATTACTTGCCTCCTTTACTGTAGCTATATTTTTAAGAGTGTCAGCACTTATAGCCCAAGCTTGCTTACAGTCAGACCTAAGAATATAAAAAGTCAAGTTCTCTTCGGATAAGAGTCTATTCTTTCGGTACGGAATACGGATTTCATCCCAACTATCCGGCCAATCTCCCTTCCAAGAAAACTTAATTTCTACTTCAGTGTTATGCTTAATACCATTCTTCTCTGTTACAATATCACAGCTATACTTCTCTGTAGTGTCAGTAATGTTGTGTCCTTGTTTAGATAGCCAAGATGATATTACATCCTTTCCTAGTGTATCTGCTTTTATGTACAAACTTCTATCAAAAGCCTTACGTGCGCCTTTATCTGTCATATAAATACCCTTTCTATAAAAAGCAAGAAGATACTCTCACATAGATACATAATTAACCATAGGCTTACTTTTTGCTTTACTAACTTTGGAAGCTTCTTCTGTTAACCTGTCACCCCAACAAGTGTGCCTAAAATTACAAAACTTACACTCTGTGCTCAACACATATCGCCCTGTCTCCTTTCCATAAAAGGTTTCCTTCACTGGTTCAAAACATCTATTAAACTCATTACTAGCCACTGCCTCTACAGTCTTTTCTAGATTCTTCATTACAGCATCTGGATCACTTGTATATTTAATGTACTTAAATTCACCAGAGGAATGATTTACAACCCACCAACCTCCCGGCTCTACTCCCTTTCCTTTTGCATACACGGTTAATTGTCCTATGTATCCAAATGGGTCACTTTTCTCTATAGTTTCTCCATCTACCCACTTATTCTTGTAGCTCCAAGGACTTGTCGATTTAATATCATCCACTTTGTTATCTAATACTAAATCATATTCTCCTTGAATTTTTGTTCCAGCTATCTCTGTTTCTGTTCTTTCTGGTTCTTCAAACGTAGCACCAGATTCTTTTAGAAGACCCTTGAACACAGCCTCTGTAATATCTCCAATCATCATTCTCACTAAAAAATGGGAGGAGGGTGGAATAGCAGCCTCTGGTTTGTTCTTCTGAAACCAAAGTTGGCAAGATGCTCTACCTACATTGCTTGCCCGTAAGCGAAAATCTTTTCTAGATTCTCTGGTTTTAAATTGCTTACGCACTGCTTGTTCCACATGCTTGACTATGCCCTGTATATTTTCCTCAGACATTGTGGTTAGTCCCTGACGAGCATCGTCAAGGTATGAATGAACGAGAAGTTCTGCAGGGTGTTCCATATACTAGCCCTCTTCTACAGTAATGAAGCCATCAATAACGTCTACTTCTTCATCTGACAAAGGATTGGTATTAGCATTTTGCTCGTATGCTTCTTTAATATACTTATTATATTTGTTAACCCATGCTTGAAATTTCATAAGAGTTTCATTGTCTTCTGGTTCAAGCTTAACTTCTTTGGTTAACTCAACATTATAAACAGGCTGATATAACATGTTACCATTTGCCATAGGAGAACCCTCAGTGGACAGTGCAATGGTATGTTGAGGAAACAGCCTACCTGCATCACGATACTTGGCTAATGCTTCTCCCATTATTTTAAATGCAGTATTGTTTTCTATTTCCCATAACACAGGTACGGCAGTGCCATCAGTTGAAACAGGCTCTCCTGCATCATTAGTGGCTTCACCATCTTCCAAAGTAACTGTACCAAAAATTGTTCTAACTCGTTTAACTGAAGTTATAAGATTTCTAGTGGCTTCTGGTACAGACTTCCAATCCTCTATAAATCCAGATGGCCTACCACAATTAAATCCACCTGACTCATCTATTAAATCTGATGAGTTAAACGCCTTATAATCATGAGTAAATGCAGACTTAATATACTTTCCCTTTCGACCATTTTTATCTGGAGTTTGGTATGGCAACCAACGGTTATACCGAAAGCGTTGTAAAAAAGGACGAAATTTTATGCTTTCGGAATAGGTATATTGTCCTGTGCCATCATCAAACCTAAATGCACCACCGGGAACTACTTCCATTTGACGTTTCTTACCGCCTTTGTCAATTGTTCCCATGACAGGTCGGTTCCAAATGCGAAGCCGACACAAATTGTCTGCAGCCTTAGATGGCCTGTTAGCTGTCTCTTCAATACCCATTATTGAAGCAATCATATCGTAGTTAGTATTATCCATATTGACT